AATTTAATAATGGCAAAAGTGGTTTTTAGAATCTATTTAGAAAACAAAAAACAAATTGCTGAAAACAAGAAAAAAATTACTGAAAACAAGAAAATGGATTCTATAAGCAAAGAGGAATACGAAATAGATTCAAACAAAATGCCTTATGTTGAAAGTTTAGAGAAAGAAAACTCTGAATTGAAATTAAAGTTGCAGGACTTAAAAGAAAATATTTCAGATGTTATTAAAGTTTCTGAAAAAGAAACTGAAATTAAAGATAAAAAAATATCTGAATTAGAATTTGTTATTGTTGAATTGAAAAATGCAAACGGTTCTTTGATAAATCAATTGGGTAAAATGCAAAACAAAGTATTTTTCGATAGAGATAGTTTATATTCATCAAACACCTATTTGAATCATAAAACTAATGATTTAACCCAAGAAAATGTTAGTTTAAAAAATAAATTAAAAAATGCAGAAGATTTATTAGATGGTCTTAAAAACGAATTACAGATTAAATGTGATTTGCTTCAAGAACAAGAGATTAACTCAGTATGTATTGAAGATTTATCAAAGTTGAATAAAAAAATATCTGAGCAAAAACAGAAAATTATACATTTAGATAAAACACTTTTAGAAAAAGACTTAATGATAGAAAACTTAAAAAGCATTAGTGTTGTTAAAAGTCCTTCTGTTAGCAAGAAGGTAAAACTATTTGGAATACCTATTTATTCTTCCGAAACAAAATAACTATGTGTAAGCACGAAAAATTTAAAATTTCAGAAATACTTTTTAACAAGTTTGGTAAACCCGTAGCAACTTTAATATGTTGCCTTAAATGCGGTTCGAGTGAAAAAATAAAAAATTCAAAAAAATAAAAATATGGAATATTTATCAAAATTACATCCTGTAGCGCAGGTCTTTGCAATAATTTCAATCGCAGTGGTTGCCTGTGTTTTTATCTATAATTATTTAAAGATATTTAGAGGTAAATAATTATGAAAAATTTTATCAATGTACTTGTTGTATTAGCCTTAGTTGGATTAGCAATAGTATTTGTTTATACGACTGAAGACACTAATCTTAAACATAGTCGTTATGGTTTAGGTTTAAGGATTGTGATTATTTTTATGTTTTTATGGGGTTGCAAACTAATTAAAGATTATTAATTATGAAATACATTTTAAGAATAATTGCGCTTCCTTTTGCGCTTATGATTTGGATAATATTTTCAATTTATAGTTTATTAAAAGGAATTGTTTTGTTGTCTTATAATTTTATCATTTATGGAGGAGAACAAATA